GGAGCCGCCACGGGGTAAGATCGAACCTGGACCTTACATGACCAGTGTGGACCAGGCCCAGGTGATAGGAAGCTGATGAAAAAGGCATTCATTATATTTATGTTTTTGTTGTGGTCTTTTCCTGTCTATGCCGACCAGTTGATGGCCGAGCAGTATCAGCGGGTGCCGCAACAGTTCCATCCTGACCATCAGGTGACCCAACAATCAAGCAGCCTGAATGAGCTGCCGAATCAGTTGGTTGATATGTTCATGAGCCAGGGTATTGTCGGCGGGATGCTTTTGGTGTTGGCACTTTATTATTTCCGCAAAGAACAGGAAGCAAGAAAAGATAGGCTGAAACTCACGGATGACCTTCAGAATCTGGTCAGAGACTCACTGGACAAGACAGACATCATCGAGGTCAAAACCAGCATTGCCGCGATCAATCAACAGATGGCAAACCTGGAGCGTGAAATTGAAACCCTCAAGGATTTCATCCTCAGCGGAAGGATAGGAGGAAAGGCGTAATGAAAACATCAAAGGAAAGGAAGCCATGATCGTTCCATTACTGGCCGGAGCAGCAAAAACTCTGGTCATCTCACTGTTATCAGAAAGGGTGGTACTGCGGGTCTTGGTGATGCTCTGCGAGTGGGCTGCCAAGCGGACTGACAACTCCCTGGATGATAAACTCGTCCTTGAAATGCGCTCCAAGTTGGAAGCGGATGGGAAACTCTAGTGTGGTCAGCTTATATTACGCCGCACTTTCATACTTACTGTTGGAGTGATTATGGTTGATATGATCACGGCCAATTTCTCCAAGTCAGAGATGGCTTGCCGATGCGGGGAATGTGGCCGCTATGATATGGATGAGGAATTCATGCGGAAACTTCAGGAACTGCGGAACGTTTGTGGTGCGCTGCCAATTTCCAGCGGGCTGAGATGTGAGGCACACAATAAAAAATCAGGAGGGTATCCGAAGTCGGCGCATCTCCAGGGCCGTGGTGCTGACATCAAAATATACGGGCCGAAAGCCCTCAAGGTTATGGAGGAATCCAGGAAGATCGGATTCAATGGGATTGGATTTTCTCAGAAGGGTGAGCATAAAAAAAGGTTCATCCATTTAGACACTCTGGAACGCGAAGCCGTTTGGAGTTATTAGTCGATGTTGTTACATCGTTGATACATAGGAGGCCCGTTGATACCTGTTGATACATGCAAAACGGACCTAACCTATTGATTTTATTTATGGCCGTCAGGCTCATAACCCGAAGGTCGAAGGTTCGAATCCTTCCCCCGCTACCAAACAATATCAACCACTTACAAGGATTATCACATCCCATGGTGAGTTGAAAACGTCCTGTTGATACATTCGTTGATACATCAAGCCTTCTCATCAACTAAATCGCGGAGCATTTTCAGCAGTTGGATCTTATCCATTAACCGATCCTGACAGATACACAGATCCGCCTTGAGACGATCACTATCCAAATCCTCTGGATGTGGTTCAACCCCGTTCAGGATCCAATTGGAATCGACTTTGTAGACAGTCCAGAGTGCCACCATAATCTCCAGTGGCGGCGGCTGTTTCCCGCTTTCGATACGACTCAGAGAATGCCGATTGCATGAAATTTTCTCAGCAAACTCATCCTGTTTGAGTCCGTGCTGGACACGGACTTTGCGGATCCGGGATCCGATGCTCAAATAATCCATGCGGATATTCATGAACATTATGCTAATAATGTGCAATAATAAAATCACGTACATCAGAAATTGAGTAGCCCGCCGCCAACCAGGTTGCAGGATCATCAACATGAGCAAATTCAAATTCGATCCCTTGTTTACGGATCCAGCCTTCGATCTCACCTCGACTGATCACGGTGAACCCCCCTTTCCCATCGGGGGCAATGATCATCATGTCATCAGTATCATAGAGTTGCATCAGTTTACTCCTTTAATACGGTTAGAAATCATCCCACTGGTCTTTTTGGTGGTGGTCGTATCCAGGTGACCATAGCGCAGCGTGGACTGATATGATTTATGCCCGGCGTGCTGCTGGGCTTCCTTGAGCGTTCCACCGGACATCAGAACATAACTGATTGAGGTGTGACGCAGATCATGCCAGCGGAAATCCTCAATCCCTGCACGCTTACAGGCACGTTCAAAGGCACCTCTTACCTCCGGCTTAGGAAACACCATGGCACTGTCGGCATTCTGGAAACGCCTCTGGAGTAATTCCTGAAGCTCAGGATCCTCGATGGAAAAATGGTGGTCCTCCCCGTTTTTCCTTTCAACAAAAACCATATCATTATCTTCGAAGCTCACATGTTCCCAGCTTAATTTTTTACACTCACTGAATCTGCACGCACTCAGCAGTGAAAACATCACCATGTCATACAGATCCGCCGAGCCAAGAGTGGCACCGAGCTTGGACAACTCCGAAGACTTCTGACACTCCATCAGCAGCGCGGCCAGTTCCTCCTCATCGAGCTTCCTGACACGTTCATTATCCACTTTTGATTTCGTAACCTTTGCCACAGGGTTTTCTTCACAAAGCGCGACATCTTCCGTGGAGCAGAATGAAAACACGGAGCCGAGTGTGGCCATGTAATTATTGGCAGTGCTTCCGCTTCGGTCCTTCAGGATATAATCACGACCCTCAGCAATCTTACGCGGCCACATGGATTTACCCTTGGCATCTTTCCAACTGACCAGCTCATTCCCCAGACGCTTCCCCCAGAAATCCAGGTGATGCTTCATATTAACCTGGTCCTTACAGGTTTTGAGGTATCCATTCTCAGGATCCACATACCGAGCAATCAGATCATTGAGTGTGGTCTTGTCAACTACAACAGCAGCAGCAGGTTCAGCCAATTCTGCTTCACGTTGTTTGTAAAGCTCGGCCATTTCTATATCAAACGAATCGACTGACAAATCAGAAACCAGGCACAGAACCGATTTGCGCTTTCTGGCTCCAGGCTTTGCAGGAGGATAGAACGCAACCAGATTCACCTGGTCTGCATCCAGTTTGGTGACATCAGCAACCTGGCGGGATCCTCGACCATAACCAAAAGGGAGCAGTTTGAACTTGCCGCCGTACTGGTTTGCTTTCCATTTCTTGAGCAGAGGGTGCTTTTTCATTTTGGACCTCAAAAAAAATTGTTGACATTCATGATCGGATTTCGTTAGCTTAATTGCTAGACGATCAAATCATGATTGTATATTTACATTCATGATCATTATGTACAAGTTAAAAACGCATGGAAGCGAAAAAAGATTGTGAACTTGCTACTGCCCTGGAACAAAACACGAAGTCGAACCGACAGCTGGCCGAAACCATCGACCACTTCATTCAACTCCTCAGCCCAGAGTTGAGGAAAACCGACACGGTGCGGAGGGTGGCAGAGGAAAAGAACCATCTTCTCAGGGAAGCCAGGAGGCTTTTCGGAGAGTGAGACAGACAGAAGGAAATATCCAGAAGGCGATTCTGGAATGGGGGAGATACCAGGAAGGTGTTCAAATGTTCAGGATGAACGTGATCGGCACACCCATTCCAGGACGCCCTGGATCCTACCGCCCGGCACCCAACAAAGGCATGGCCGACATCTACTGCCAGCTTCTGGTCAGTGGAATCCCCGTTGGAGTATGGCTTGAAGTCAAAACCCTTAAAGGCCGCCAAACCCAGATCCAAATTCTTTTTGAGCAGACGGTGAACAATTACTACCTGGTGCGCTCCATCGATGATGCAGCAGCAGCACTTGATGATGCCCGTAAAAAAACAATTGAAAGACTGAATGAGTATCTACCGTTCTGATTCGACCTCGATTCAGGAAGGAGTTCCGATTGAAGAATACCATAATCCTGATCTGAATCCTGGACTGAGTAGCACCGTGTTCCGAAACATTGCAGTCAGTCCCGAATATGCTTTCTACAAACGCCGTCCTCCGGTGGAATCAACCCAGACGAAACCGACCAAACCCAAACAGACCAAGGACATGCTTGAAGGATCCCTGATTCATTGTGTGGTCAATGAACCTGAAACCTTTGAGGAGTATTACATGCTCACCCCGGCGGTGAATCGGAAAACCAATGCAGGCAAAGAAGAATACGCAAGGCTGATGGAGGAGGCCGAGGGTAAGCACCTGATCACTGAGGACCAGTGGATGATGGCTCTGGGTTGCCGTGATTCAGTCCATGGAAACCGTGAAGCTCGGATGCTCATTGAGGCAAGCAAAGCTGAGGTTTCAGGATTTGTGAATGTGGAAGGAACCCAAACCCTGAAGGCCCGCCCGGACCTGGTGATCAACAAACATTTCTTTGGTCTTGCAGATATCAAAAGCCGTCAAGGTGGAGCAGCCGTGCGTGATCAATTCATCAGGGATCTGATCAATTACAAAATCTATTTACAGGCTGCACTCCAGGTTCATGTCTGGGAAACCCACGGTCAGAAAGTTGAAACCTATTATTACCTTCTGGTGGAGAAAGCCGCGCCATACCAGTGCGTGGTCTATCCTCTGGACCGTCAGTTCATTGACATTGGAATCATTGAACTGAACCAGCTTTTCATCCGCTGGCATCAATGGATGAAGGAACCAACCCCAGGCTACGGATACTATCAGCCCGCGCTGGAACCTCCGGCCTGGTTCATTAAGAAACAAGGAGAAGATGATGAGTGAAACTGAAACCGCATTGGTTGAAACAAAAAAGCCAACCCTGACTGAGATCATGGCAGCCGAGGCAAACCTGGACCGTGAAACTTACTGGGCCACCGTTAAAAAAACAGCAATGCCTGCTAATACAAGTGATGAGCATGTTGCTGCATTCCTGGTACTGGCTCATGACATGGGTTTGAATCCGTTATCAGATGAAGCGCATGCCTTTCCATCCAAGGGCGGCGTGAAGCTCATGGTTGGTGTAGATGGCTGGGTAACCATTGCCAATAAGAAGAAAAATTATGACGGCTGGGAGCATGAAGATAACTTTGATGAGAAGGGGAACCTGGTCAGTGTGACCGCCATCATCCGGCGTGCGGATCATTCGTTGCCAACCAAAATCACCGAGTACATGGATGAGTGCAAAGGAACTTCTGAACCCTGGAAAAAATTCCCTAAAAGGATGCTCCGCCACAAGGCATTCAGCCAAGGCGTCCGCATGGCATTCGGGATCAGCAATGCCCTGGATGAGGAAGAGGCCCGTGATATGGGATATGACCCAGTTACCAGGACCATGAAGGATGTCACTCCAGCGGATCCGCTTCAGGTTGCAGCAGCAGAAACCGAGGACCAGGTGAGTATTTCAGAAGCAATTGATTTGGTCACTCCAGCAGAAACCAAGGAGGAGATGAGAGTTTTCGGTGACGGAATCAATTCTACCATAGAGAAAGCAGGAAGAGACATTACTAAGAAACTGGAAGAGGCCAAGGTGAGCAAAATCGTGTCCACCCAAAGTGGCCCTGTCACCCTGGAGGTCGAAGGGTCAAGTCCGATGGAGCTGGCCATCAAGAAGATCAATTCCTATGAAACAGTCCGTAATCTTCAGAGTTATGTCAAAGCCAAGAAAGCACTTGACTGGCCTGGACTTTTCAAACCATCAGAAGTGGATGATCTGGTGAGAATTGCAGATGAGAAAGTTGCAGAGTTGAAGGAGGCATCATGATTACCATCATCACACTGCAAATGATTACCCAGCTGCTTGCTGATGAACCTGATTTCCTTGATGAAGTCAAGTACCACTACCGCAAAGCCTTCATTGAGTGGTTCCCTGAAAACATGCATGTGATCGAAGCCTTTGAACGTTATGCCCTGGAGCTGAAGCATACTGGCAAACGTGAATACTACTCGATCAAGGCCATCCTGGAGCGTCTGCGCTGGGATTCACTGCTGGAAGATTCATCCCTGGAGTACAAACTCAACAACAACCATGCCGCATGTATCGCCAGAATCCTCATGCGCCTGAATCCTGAACTCGATGGGATGTTTCAGCTTCGCAGCATGGTTAAGGACGAGGAAGAAGAAGAATATGAAGTCGCATGAAATCGAGCCGGGCCAAACTAGGTGGCGGAACTCCTCCAGCTGACTCATAGCAGCTAAATTTCCGCCGAGGGAGCATTCTCTTTCATGCCTTAGTAAATGTTATAAGCACCAGCTGCTGCCTATAGCAGCTCAACCATGCTGAATCATGTCCGGCTCTTCTTTTAAATTAGGTGAAGAGGTTCCTGGAACCAGACTCACACCAATCAAATATTCACACCGGGATGATGCAACCTGGTACTGGTTCCGCTGCCGCTGCGGCAACGTGAAACTGCTGCGGAAAGGGAATGTTTTTCATAATAAACAAAGACCGATCAAATCATGTGGATGTCTGAAAAGAGAAGTCAATCAATCTCATGACGGGATTGGATTTAAGAAAGGCCATGTTCCATGGCACGCCGGGAAAAAAGTTGGTGCAGAAAAGATGGGCCGACACGGTGGAGGATGGAACAAAGGAAAGATGAAGGTAACCCATCAGGATGGATCATCTGAATACATATCAATCAAAGCAGAATTACCACCGGATACTGGTGGGCAATCTTTACCTGGAGAGAAACCAAGATGAATGAATATCTAACCCTGACCGAATGCGCGGAACAGACCGGGATCCACATTGATACACTCCGGCGTCATGCAAGAAACGGAAGTCTGATCACAGAAACACGATGGAAATCCAGCTTTGCACCATTCCGGGTGAAGCGTAAGGATCTGGATGAGTGGGTCAGCAAAAGAAGGACCAAGGAATTCCGCTTCGAACTCTACCCTGGACGGCTCCAGCGGCGCGGTAAGGAAGCACCACCAATCACCCAACAAGAGGTGGATTCTGCAATCACGGAGTATCTTACCAAAGGCGGACAGATCACCCACCTCGAAGCAGAGGAAGAACATGAAAGCACACGCCGGGTTCATATGAATATGACATTCACAGACTTCATAAGAATCGAGGCGGCCCCATGAAGGAATACGAGGGGATGGCGACCCAACTAACCCTTTCAATAAATGATTTCATCCGTAGGATCCTACTCAAGACTCAGGTCCAGGAGGATGAACATATACGGAAAGGATTCTGGAGAACCTACAAATCAGGGAAACGGATCTGGATTGATGCCTTCATTGCAAGCAACCCGGTTCATTGATATGAAAACTAAAAAGATGATACCTCCCATTTCAGCAACGGGGATGATGGGAGTGTCTTATACGTTATGCCTATGCATGTTTGAAGGTGCAACCGACCTCGCATCCTTCAATACCCGATGTGAAAAATGGAAGAAAATCAGGAAATGTTCCAATGCAAAAAACCATCTGGCAGATCAACCCTGAAGAGGATGAACCGAAACCCTTCAAGGATAAGTATCTGCACCGCGGCTGCATACGCTACGAACCACGGAGGATGCTGACCAAACTGACTAAGGAAGTGGAGAAAAGGAAGAAATGACTGAAAAACAATATGAAGATGTAATGCGGGGGCTGGCCGTAATTAAAGAGAACCTCTGGTCACAGGAAAGCCAGCAGAAGTTAGTTGAAACCTTGATTGAAATGGGGTCGCTGATGGAGCAGCAAACCCAAGTGCTTGAGAAACATGCGGAATTTTTAACCCGTATTGAAAAATATCTGGATGAACCTGAACCTGAACCTGAACCATTGGTGAGCTGATGAGTGACTGGTTCAAATACTACCGCAGCAGCGCCGAGCATCATCTGAGGTGCAGACCCTTCATCTGGATCTACTGGATTCACTGTCTGGAATCTGCGGCCTGGAAGGAGCATACGGTCTTCTGGAAGGGTGAGGAATTCCTGCTTCAACGCGGGCATTTCATATCCACCATTGCGAAGGATCAGGGTAGAAATGGCCTGTCACCAAGTCAGATCAGAAACGCCCGGAAGGTGTTAAAAAGATGCCACATGATTGACATACAATCCAGCAGACAAGGAACCTTGATCAAGGTCAACAACTGGAACGATTTCCAGGTACGAAACGGTGAGGCACCGCAAACGATGCAGCACAAAGATGACACACCTACCGCACACGAACGACACACGAACGACACACGTACCGCAACAACAGAAGAAAGAAAGAAGGTAAAGAAGGAAAGAAAGAAAAGAATAACAACAGACGCGCCTGCATATTCTGATGAGTTTGAATCCTTCTGGAATGAATACCCGAAACGAGAAGATAAGGCTGAAGCATGGGAACTGTTCAAAGAGATTGGCCTCAACGAACAACTGCTCGACTTCGCCAAGAAATATGCTGCTGAATTCAAAGGCACCCGGAAACAGTATGCGAAGAAAGCCAAGTACATGCTCAGAAACCAGGAATGGCTATCCTGGATGAACGAAAACAAACCTGCACCTGCTCCCAACTCCACCAAACGATCCAGAGAACAGGATCAACTTGCAAAGGCCAGAGGATGCACGGATTTCTCTTTCTACCGTGCCATCATTAAGGCATCTCATCCAAACCTTAACCCGGAGATGATCAGCAAAGCCTGGGATCTCTCTCTCCACTACAAAACCATCATTGAAGATCCAAACCATGCAAATCATCAACATCGACCAACTCAAAACTAAAAAGTTCCTCGACTCTGTCGAAGCCTCCCAGTACATGCTCGGCATGTTCAATATCAAACTCAGCCCTACCTCCATCCGTAGACTCTGCCGGACTGAAAAGATCAAATCCATCAAACCAGGGAAGTCACGGGCTATCAAACCAGAATGGTTGGATGCCTATCTGGAAAATGCTGCTTGATCAAAAAAGTTGACAATCCTGCAACCTTGATGATAACTTCGAAACTGTACTCTCGTCCTGCGGCAGGAGTTCCCATCATTCCCTTGATGCCTGCCGCAACCACAAACCAGGCAGGATGCTATGGCTACGATTCAACCAACCTCACAGGAAAAATACACTGCTGAAGATTGGGATGATGTCTTTACCCAAAGCTCTGATCAAAAATACCTGAACGAATACCACGTTCCAAACTGGGTGATGAAAAGCGCCATGAGGTATCACTTTGCACTTCAGGGCAACGACTCCAAACCCTGGGTCAGGAACAGAGACGTCTGGAGGACGAACTACAGCCAAGCAAAAAGAGATTTGTAGCATGGGCAAGAAGTGGATACCCACTGAAGAAACCTACCGAGAAATTGAACGCATGGCTGCACTCGGCCTCAATGAGCAGGATATTGCGCATAACCTGAATGTCTACCCAACTACGCTGAGTGATAAGAAAAAAGACTTTCAGGAAATTGAGGAGGCAATATTACGCGGGCGTGCCAAAGGGGTTGTGAAGGTCACAGGACACCTCATGGAGCAGATCGAGGGGGGCAACCACCAAGCCGCCGCGTTCTACCTCAAGAACCGAAGGCCGCAGGAGTGGAACGACATCCAAAGCGTGGCAGCGATCCAGGTGAACCTGGGCAAGCTCACGGATACGCAGCTGCTCGATGAGATCCGCCAGGATCCTGCCATGACCACTGCATTAAGTGGGATGCTGGAGTCAGGAAGAGGATAAATGCGGCCCTTATCGGTATCAAAAC